TCTATGTATGCCACTATCTTAGGGTCTTTTGCTTTAGACATTCGTGATGGCTCTTCTTTCATAGTAGGCCAACACTCCTGCCGATAGTCACAAAACTTGCAACTGTCGTTGAGTACCATATTGCCTGTAGGTTTACCCCTAAAGAACTCAGGTACAGGTTTGAAACATCGTTTGAACTCGTTAGTATTAACTGTCTCCACAGTTTGTTTTATCTTGTTCAACTCTGCTTCCATGTCGATAGTGTCAGCAGGTACGTATTTAATAGAACCGTTAGCTTTATTAACTACCCACCAACCACCTGCTTTTTTACCAGATGCTTTGGCATAACCTGCTAACTGCCCGACATATCCAAACGAATCACCAGACTTTAATGTGTCAAATGATTCAAACTTATTACGATAAGACCAGTCTGATGCTGACTTAACGTCATCGACTGCTCCATCTATAACAAGATCATAGCTACCAGAAATGTTAGTATCATTACTATCTCCCACTGGAAGGCTAACTTGATCAGTGTCTTCAAAAGCCACTTTAGACTCTTTAAGAACAGCTTTAAAAACAGACTCAACTATGTCTCCTATCATCATGTTCATTACAAACGTAGTTGGTTTTGGTAATGCAGCTTTGGGTTTGTTTTTTTCAAACCAGAGTTGGCAAGTAGGACGCCCAATGTTGGACATCCTTAACCTAAACTCACCACGTTTATTACCACTACCGAACTGACGTTTCAGTGCCTCTGCTACTTCACGTGCCACCGTGTCAATGGTTTCATCTGACATAGTGGACTTACCGTTAGCAGCATTTTCTAGGTACTGATGTATTGCTAGTTCAGCAGGATGGTTCATTACACAAAGTCCTCTGCGTCAATGTCTACGAACTCCTCTACAGTTTCTGTATCTGTATCGTCATTCTTGTAGGCATTTTCATTCCACGCAGACTTGATGTACTCGTTGTAGTTTTCAATCCATGCCATGAAGTTAGCAAAGGTTTCTTGCTCACCATCACCCACCTCTAGTGTTTCACCTAGATCAAGTGTGAACGTAGGAAGATACCAAACATTGCCATTAGGCATTGACTGTTCTTCAGTTGCAGCATGAACGTTATGCTGAACAGGTAGCCTACGCATTTTACCTAGCTTGTTGAATACCACACCTGCATTTTTAAATGCGTCACGGTTTTCAATCTCGTAAATAAATGCTTGTGGTGATAGTTCCACAGACTTACCTTGGTCATCTACAACATTGTGTAATTCTACTGTGCCAAACAGTACACGTACACGTTTGATCTGACGAATCAAATCTTGTGTCTTCTCAGGCAATGCCTTGAAGTCTTCAATGTACCCTGCAGGTTTACCACAGTTGAAGCCACCATCATTGTCCTTCATGTCACTATTCAAATCATTAGCCATCAAAGTTTTGATGTAACGATTAGGTGTAGTGTCACCACCTTTTACAAAACGTTTGTACATAAAACGTTGTAGGTATGGACGTATGGTAGCTGTAGTGGCGTAGTATGTTGGACCATCTGGTATCTCCAACTTATACGTACCACCAGACACAACCTCAACTTTAACCTTCTTACCATTGATGGTTTCCTCACCCATGATAGGTGAATGGTTGACACGTAGTCGAGCAAGTGTACTTGCTTGCGACTTTTGTTGGGTGTCTACTGACATACCCATTGCTTCAGCCATTGCATTAAAGTTTGATGTGTTAATTGTTGATACTTGGTTCATATATAATTCTCCTTTTCTGTTAAAACGAATCTTAGTTATATCACGACACGTCTACCGTGTCAAGCCAATTGTTACCAATTTTTGCTTCTAATAATAAAGGTACGTTGAAGTCTAGTTTCCACTTACGATTTACTATTCCAAGAAGCTTGTCATTGGCAGCATGTATTACTTTTAGTACTTTCTCCTTCTCGTTAGGATGCACGTCAATCACAATAGAATCGTGTACTGTATTGACTATGCATGATTGCATTTGATTTATACCTAACATCTTGTCAATGTATATGAGTGATATAGGTACGATGTCAGCAGTGGCAAAGGATTGCACAGGGAAGTTTTTGATCTGTGTGAAATATGTCACACTACCGTTTGATCTACGTACAACATCTGGAAATGAAAACTCACGTCCTGATGGTGTACGTATCTTACCTGTACCCAATGCTTCACGTGCCAATTCTTTGTGCCACTTAGCTATGCCAGAATACTTTTTAGTAAACTGCTCATAGTATGCAGCTTCAGCAGGTGTTCTGCCAAACCCACTAGCACCATACAAAGGTGCAAATGTGTGAGACTTGGCATCTTGTCTTGATATGTTCTGACCTGCATCAGAAATAACTTTGGCAGTGTAACTGTGTACATCAAAGCCTGTAGTTACTTCGTCAATGGCAGTCTTATCCTGAGACAGAAACGCAGCCACACGAAATTCTAACTGTGCAAAATCTGCTTCCATAATTTTGCCACCTTCCCATCGTGATTTGAATACACGTTTGACTGGGAACGTACCGCCACGTGGCATGTTCTGCATGTTAGGATTAGCCCCTGACAATCTGCCAGTAGCTGTTCTGTGTTGCAGCAAGCTGACGTGCAGCTTACCGTCCTGTTTTACATAGTTGTTGATACCTTCCACAAAGCTTGATAGATATGTATCAACGGCAGACAACCTGCGAACTCGTTGTAAGAAGTCAACTGCGTCTTGCATATTACGTTGTCTAGCCACACCTTCAAGGTATACAAGTCTGTCCTTGCTTGTGGCGAAACCGTTAGCTGAAATCCATTTTGAAGTTGGGGCATTGAACTTTAACCCCCCAACATTCTTAGTATCATCAGAATAAAGATAACCTTTGCTGTCACAAACAGGACATTTATTATATCTTGCGTATAATGTTCCATCTTTCTTCACCTTTCTAATTTGACCAGTGCCATTACAATCCTTACACTGTCGGGCTTTTTGTTTATACAACTTCTCTGAGTTGTTGTGTACGGTTGAACGATAGTCTGCATCGTCCATGTATGGCTCAAATAAATCAGCCCATACTTTCTTATCCTTGGGTTTCTTGCTATAGATAACCCAAGACAATTGCTCTGGACTGTTGAGATTGATAGGACGATCACCCATCAGTTCTCGTACCTGTTCTTCTAGTTCACGTGTCAATGTGTCACGTTCCTGTTCAAACTCTTTACGTACTTCTTCCAGAGCTTCCAAGTCAACAGCAAACCCACGTTGGTATATACGTGTAAGGTGTACTGCTAGTTGATTGGTCAATCGAATTGTTCCTTCCAGTGAGTTGCAATCCTCGTACTGTTTCCGCAAACGATTATACAATTGTTGTGTAGCATGTAAGTCAGCAGACAAGTAGTCAGATAACTCAGTGTGATCCATGTCACGTACAGACTTACCTGCCTTGAGCCACTCCTTGAGGCTGTCTTGTTTCTTTGTGTCAAGGTCGTACCTTTCGGCACATGCCTCAAGAGATAGAGGTTCTTTCTGTCCACGTTGTAGTACATACTCACCTAACATGGTGTCAAAGATTTCACCCTCGTAGGTAAAGCCCGACTCCCATAGCCAGATCAAATCGTGTGCAGCATTGTGCATAATGAGGAGAGAGGTATCGTCAAGTTTTCGTTGTACGATTAGCCTCCCTCCTGTGGTAGGTTGTTGCTCTGAGTGATCGAATGTTACAATGTCCTCGTGTCCAAGATCATCTAGCATACCCACCATAACCAATGTATTCTCTGGTTCAAACGGATCAAGGTGTAGCTTGTCGTTTCGTTTGGTCACAGTGTTTTCTATGTCGAGTGTTAGTTTCATTTATTCTCCTATAAGTCATTGGGATGCCACTCATCCCATTCATCGTCTATTACATCGTTGTCTATGTTATACACCTCATCAAGTTCATTGTCAAACTTTTTATTATTTGCATACAACCTCATTGCTTCTTGTGCTTCATCTACAGTAAGCCCTAGCTTTTGCATGTACGTATGTAATGCTATCTCGTCAAAGATTGATCTATGTGTCATGTAATGTACCCCCTCTTAGCTTTGCATAGAAAGCTCCCTCTGTGCTATTCAGAGAGGTAACTAAATCTAGCAGTTGTTGATATGATATATAAACAATTTGATGTTCGTTTAAACTTGCTTCGTATTGTCTCAGGTAAACAGTATCGTCATCGGCTATGACCATTTCCACATCCTCAAACCTACCTGTTTCATCTAATGATGTAATTACTGAGGCGTCTTTTTCAAATTCGACTGTGTACATTTATTGGCCTCCTCTTTTTCTTTGGCACGTTGACGTTCCTCTTTTGTCATGTGCCTTATTTCTTTTGATATACCTTTTTGTTTATCTATAAACCATTCCTTAACCTCTGTCATTTGTATCTCCTTGAATACATGTCAGACGTATACCTACTCTTTGCTCTGGTGGCATTGAGTAATATAACATATCGTATTCAGCAAAACATTCGTACATGTCAGGGTACTCACCCACCTTGCGTACTTCAGGTTCGCCATTAAATATCCATATGAATACGAGTGTCCACATTAGAACATAGGATTCATCAGGCTGAACTTCTCATACCATGACAAACCTTCCAATGCCAACCACATACCCACAGGCACACCTAGTATAAAGAATACACACACTAGGAACGCCCATCCTAATCCTTTTGTTGTACAGTACTGCTCACTCATCGGTTGTACGCCTGTAATGCTGCCCATGAGTCAGGATATAAGTTACCCATCTCAGTGCTTATATAATTAGCAACCAGACGTGCCTCTTCCTGTGAGTCTTCACTCTGTCGTAGTCTGCACATATCTGACCAAGCATCTAGGCTACCAGACCAGTACCATTCTGTCATCATACTCTGTGGTAATACCATACGTGCTTGCTCTGGTGCTACACCTTGCTCAAGCAAATCATTGTATGCTTTTTTACACCACACCTCATGCTTTGCAAGTGTACTAATCATACGATAGGATATAGAAACCTCACCACTGCTGCCCTGTTTCTTATCGTCTGCACGTCCTCTCCATGTATTCGGAGAATGGAATACAGGCTCTTCATCCACGTACCTACGACTTATCTCATTCCATCGTAGGAACTTATGCTTGACTAGCTGCCTCGCAATAAACACTGGGGCTTTGACATGAAACGTAGCAAAGCAATGCCCAAAGGGTGACATGTGTTTGTGTCGAGCAAGATATGATATGAGTATACTGTCATTCACAGTAAGCTTGTTATCCTCATCCCACTCACTTTTCTTGTTGAAACTAACACGAGCAGCATTAACTACTGTCAAGTCACTGCCCATGCTATCTATTAATGTTACGTCTATCATACCATATACCTCGCAGTTTTGTATTCTAACTCACAATGGACAACACCATGCCATCCACTTAGTTTGTTCTTCACAACATTCAAGTGACGTTGTGTGTCCTCTTCCTCTTGCCCATCTACTACAGGGTTCTTGGCAATCAGTACCATGAGGTCAGCCTCTGCTGCCTTACCTGTACGTGAACCTTCCATCATGCTCTGGTTGAGTAATACCTTACCTTCTGCATCAGCAGATAGCTGAGACATGTAGAAGATAGCACAGTTATGTGCCTTGGCAATCTGCCGAGCATAGATAGCATTAGCTTTCAGTGCCTCGTCAGGTCTAGCAAAGCCACCTGTTCTGGCAAACTTGTCACCCATATCAAGCACCACAATGTCAGGCTTGTATGACTTGCATACTGACTCCACCCATGCCATGTCACGATCAGATGCATCCTTGATCTTGATATTCTTTTTGACTGTATCGTAAACGTCACGTGCTCTGGCAGGATTGTTCTTGACTTCTTGCATTGTCATACCTGTAGCTGCTGTAAGATACCTAGCACCAACACGGTGAGAGGCTTCCTCGTTACATAATATAACACATCGTGCACCTTGATGAGCAAACCCATTAGGAGAGGCAATGAGAGAGGCATGGAATGAGGTCTTACCTGTATTAGGTCTAGCACCTATCTCAATCAGGTGTCCTGCATTTACGCCCTCTACCTTACGTGTCAAGCTAGGGATGTTGAATGTCCACTGTGATTCCAAATCATTCTTGGCAAGCAGTGTGTCAATCTCAATGTCATCCCACTCAATATTTAGATCAGGTGTGAAGTCATCTGCATATCGTTCAAGCAAATCACGTAGTGGTTCGAGACTGTTCTTGTCACCATTCACATAGTCAAAGCCAAGGTTTGCAATGTCCTCACCCACTACCTGTTGGAACAGTTTGGATAGCACCTCTTGTGCTACGTCACCACCCATAGGTGACTCACGTTTAATCTGGTTAAACAAAGAACCATACGCCTGTTTCTGTGCCGTTGTCATAGTAGGATTGTTTGACATGAACAATGCCTCAATCTCATCTGGTGTGACTGTACGTTCATAACGATCCATAGCTTTGTCGATAGCTTGCTTGATCTTACGAACATCTTTACTGAATAATCTGTCAGGGCATTTAGCACCACGATGGGAATCGTAGAACTCTCTGTCCATCAAGCTTCGTATTAATGATAATTCCATTTATGTTTCTCCTAGTGTGTTTAAGTTTTTAATGTCGGTAGGATTACGATATTTTAGGTCATCTATCAAACGTAATACCTTCACGTTATTTACATAACCACGTAACTCTTTAGCAAATTGCAGTGTCTTGGGTAATGCATCAGGGTCAAGTGCAATGATAACCGTTTCGAACTGTGATAAGTACTTCTTATGTACCTCAGAGAGTGACGTACCCAACACTGCTACCCCGACATATACGCCACTCTCCGAGCATCCAGAACCGCCTGTCGCACCTACAATAGCTGCACTCACACAGTCCTCAACGACTACTGCCGTTGTACCACATCCATGCACATAAGGCAAGGGATTTTTTCCGTATCTTTTCCACTTAGGTAATTTTTTTCCTAGTGCTCTGCCTGTAGCATCCACCATAATATTGTTATGGACTACAGGAAATACGACACGATCTTCTTTTACATCATACAACAAGTCCTGTTCTACAGACCACAGTCTCCACTTGTAGCAGAAGTCAGAGATACGAATGTAGCTCTTGACTATCCACTCAGGTTTCTGGAAGGGTACTGCTTCTGTTTCTTGTGCCATACTGCCTAATGACCTACGAATGTCATCACTTGTAAGATGGGTACGTGTGCCACCAGACACACGACACCCTGCCTTGTAACAATTCCACATAAGTTGACCCATGTTATTGGTAGCTGTAAATGTTTTTACACCATTACATACTGGACAGTTAGTACGTCTAGTCTCTCCATTACCAATGTCCATATCACTTATATGATCTAATATATTAATCATGTATATCACTTTCTATGTTACTCGTTACACTCGATTGTACATATGTATCTCTCTGTGTCAAGGCATTATTTGCACTTTCATACGTATGTTTCATATATGGTTTCACAGAAGACACATGTGTGTGTCCAGTCACTGCCATAATTTGTGGCAAAGGCACACCCTTGTCTACCATTTCTGTTACACCAGTCCTACGTATGTCCATAAGACGTAATTCCTCTGACAGTTTAGCCAGTCTCATTACCTTACGTCCAACCTTGGACAGTCTCTCCATAGCATACGGCTCAAACCTACCGCCTCTGGGCTTTGGATGTGGTGCTACCCACTGTTGAAAACCAAAGTCAGCTTTCTGTTCTAGCAGCATGGCATTGAGGTTGTCACTGATAGGTAGAAATACCTCTGCCCTACGTTTGCTTTGCTCCAGAGTTAGCTGTTGCTTCTTGAGGTCAAGGCAATCCCATGTAAGATTACGCATGTCTCCAAGTCTCTGACACCACTCGTATGCCATGTGCACAATCAGTCCTAAGTTACGATACTCAAAGTCACTGTATGCCATGTCAAGAAACTTATTGACTTCACCATGTGTCCAGACAACTTTACGTTGCCTTTGTTGCTTACGTTTTATCTTAGCAAATGGGTTCTGTTCAGCATGTTCCATTTGTATGGCATAGTTGTACACTCTACTGGCACAGGTAGCCGTATGGTTAGCAAAGCTAATCCCACGTGACACCCAATCTTCATATGCAGCCTTGGCAATCTTAGGTGTTACATCTTTGTACTTTCTACAGCCCATTGTCTGATGTAATATGGTGAGAAAATATCGGTAGTCGATCTTTGTGGAATCACGTAACATATTGAAATCATTAGAAGAATAGTAAAAATTGATTAGGTCTGTGACCTTGCTGCTTGGCTTGATGTTCACAACCTTTGCCTGTTCCTCTCTCCATTCATCTATCTGTTTATTTAACTCCTTGGCAAGCTGTCTACTTACACGTAGATCATTACCTAATTCTTCACGTGAAACAACACCTGCGTTGACTAGCTTCTGTGGTGGATTGAAACGATACGATGTGTCACCCGAAAGTGACACTCGTTTCTGTACAAATCTAGGCAGTGCTACCATTAAGCAGCTTCCAGTTGTACAAATCGTTTATCCGATACCCACTTGGATACCTCTTGCTCACGTGACCACATGCTGATTGCCTGTGTGTCATTGCCAGTGTTACGTAGGTTGAAACCGTTACGTTCATCGGCATATGATGCATAGTTAGTAAACGCAGAGTACAATGCCCACTTGTTGTGACCACGTTGTGATGCCTCATGTAGGTACAACTGGTACATCTTCTCTGCCTTGCGGTCAGACTTGATCATATCATCAAGCAATGACTTGATGTCAACGTACTTCGTAGAAGTCTCAGCCCACACTTGCATCTTTGCTGCCTCTGCATAGAAGTCAGTACGTGCTCGTTGTAACTCACCTATGAAGCTATGTAATGAGAACCCAGAGGTGTTCTTTCTGCGTACCTTGTCATACTCACCACGTATTGTACCGTTTTCACAAAAGAAATCAATAGCTCCAAAGTATACTTGGTTACTGCATGACCCATCGACACCATGCAAAGCAATGATACGATTGCCTATGCTAGTCTCCATCTTCTCAGTTACGATGGGTACTTGCATGTCGGGCATAGTAATGTCGAGCATTGACCATGCACCATTACGTGCAGTTTTCCACGTATATCTGGCGTTCTCAAGGTCACCCTCTGTTAACTCCTCTGTAATTGTATCATACATGTTACGATAGAAATCACCGTGTGACGCACACTTGAACCCTTCACCTACGATACCAAGGTAATCGCCAGTGTCTTGATTTATAACATATTTTTTGTCATCCATCTTTGTTGGTTCAAAGTCTACGTCAAAGTCTAAGTGTGTTGGAATATCAAATGGCATATATTTTCTCCTTTTCATTTGTTATATTGGCAACTGATAATTAGTTATATCACATACCGTTTCCCTGTACTAGTAACGATAAGCTATTTGTAAAATATGTGTGACCCTAAAGTCACAGTTTGTTCGTAGTGTTTACTCCAGAATGGTCGTACATAATTTGCATGGTAGTACACAGACCCATCGGTATTGTCCTTGATGTATCCACGTACTACGTTGTGTGCAACCACCTTGGAAAATGCCCATGCTATTTCGTCCTTTGGTTTGTCTGACTTACCGTCACAGTACCAACTAAACTGGCATCTACCCAAGCCCTTCTCCAGACCCTGATATATAACAGAACAGGCATCGTCAGGAAACTTGTCACTGGCTACACGATTGAGCACGACATGAGCTACACCTACTTGGCTTTCCAGTGGCTCACTACGTGCCTCGTAGTACACGTTGAGTGCCACACATGTAAGCATTTCAACTATCATTTAGGTGTTTCCTTCCCATGATATATTTCCCATACTTCATCGGTCAATCTTTTGACCATATCATATACCTCATCCCACTCATGCCACTCAAAAGGTGACCAAGCATTTTCAGTAAACCATTCTTCAACATCATCATCGGTCAAAGTGTCATCCCAATTGTCTGGTAGTTCTTGTATAAGAAAATGCCCAGACATTTTGGCAAACAACTTTGGGTATGTCATACGTACAACTGACATTATGCTGCCTCCTCTTCAAAACGAAACCATGATGGCACTGGACGGTTAGTCCACTTCATACTGAACCTACGTTGCTTGGTCATGTAGAACTTACGATAGCTATTGATAGGCCAGTTCTCACCACTCTTGAGGTCAGTATGCTCACTGAAACACTCAGGGTGTGGTGTTATGTCACCTTCAGGTATGTACTGTGCAGCATCTTGCAAGGCAAAGTAATGCTTGTTGGAAGCATGGCGTCTGCCATATCTGTAGCTGTACTCAGCTTGCATGTGGTCAAACAAGGCAAGGCCATAGTTGAAGTTGGCACGAGTTTTAGCTGCCCAGATTGTGCATGGGTGCTTCTGATGCACTGGCTTGTACAGGTCATGCTTTTCTGCATACTCTGGTGCATGTTGCCATACAGCAGTACATAACATCTGTGCCTCTTCCAATGGCATCTTGACTATGTGTTTGTCACACAGTTCACGTGAAATCCATTCGGGTGTATAGCTTATTAGAAATCTATTCATGGTTTCTCCTTATATTCATATGTGTAATTGTACTCTGCATCTAGATACATCCACTCTGATTCATAGGCATGATCCCAATTAGTGTAGCATCCATCTTCTAGTTCTTGTGTTGCTCTAATTCTAGCCCAATGATCTAGGCAAGGCTCATGGTTGAGTGGTAGTTCATCTTGAAAGTATACTTCGTACATTAAGGTATCTCCTTTGGTATTGGGTGGTTGCCCCAGTCATCGTGTGGATCATCAGGCGGCAACGGTTTCTCCTTGTTGGTCATCATCTTCTTTATACACTACTACACGTACATCAAAGATGCAATCTTCAATCATCACAACCTCTGAACGTAGCTTCACAGTGTCTCCCTCTTCCGCAAACTTACGCAGGTTCTTGATGCTAATACGTCTGTCACCTCTGGTTCTGGACTTGTAGAACGTAACAATAGTAGGGGTATCGTCCTCATACAGTGCATTACACCAGTAGTTGTGATAGTATTTACCATCAGATACATCTGCTTCCAACTTGTCATATGTATAGTCAAGCTCTTGTTCTAAGAACTCTCGCACAGATTTGTTGGCATCTATTATGCTCTTGTCGAGCATGGTCTTAGTTAGTTTTAT